CGTGCTGTATGGCTCTTGACATCGGCCGAATGCGTGAGCGGGTGACGGTCCAGCAGGCGACCGAGCGGCGCAACTCGCTCGGCGAGACCACGCTGGAGTGGGCTACGTATGCAAGCCGATGGGCCAGCGTCCAGGGCGTCAGTAGCCGCGAGGCCCTCGAGCTCGGCCAGGTCGACGTCAGCGTCACCCACCGAGTGCGGATGCGGTACGTCGACGGGATGACGCACAATATGCGACTTCTCTGGCGGGGCCGGGTGCTAGAGATTGTGTCGCTTCTCGAATACGACAACCGCAGCGAGCACGTGGCAGTCTGCGAGGAGGCGGTCTAGTGGCACGCATCGTCGCCGGCACCGGCATTGTGATTGAGGAGTTTGCTCAGATTGTGGAAATGCTTCGGGAATACAGGCCGGCAATCCGCAATAAATACATGAAAACTGCGTTTCGTGCAGTCACCAAGCCTGCAATAAGAGCGTTAAAGCAAGCGACGCCGCGCGGGCCGACTGGCAACCTCAAGCGGTCTGTCGCCGCTAAAGTTAGCCAGAACTTTGCCATCGTCGGCTACGCGGCTGCTCGTCGGAATGCAGCAGAGAATCAAAAAGGGTACCACCAGAACTTGCTGGAGTACGGCGGCAAACGCATCCGACGCACAGAAGGCAGAATTGCCTCGACGTTTAACAATGCTGGAAAAGGCCGTGGCGGCAAGATCCAGACGCGCGTGACCAAGCAAGGCAAAAACAGAGGCAGGCTTCGCACGATTTCCCCGAAGTTCCCCAAGGGATTTCTGAAGTCTGCGCCGGCCGGCGAGCGTGTAAGCCTTGGCAAGATGCCTGTCGGTGGCCGAACCGGCAAGCCGCCCATCCGTACGGCGTTCAACGCTGCTCAGGGTGAGATCCGCTCGGTGCTCAAGCAACAGATGAGCACCGTTCTTGAGCGGGCCAATAACGACATGGCACGACGAGCGAGGCCACGAAATGCTTAAGTCCCCCGAAGCAGTCCTTATGCGGCACCTCTTGGCGACGCCCGATGTGGCCCGCCTAGTGGGCCGCCGCGTCTACGCCATGATCGCCCCGACCTCGGCGACGTACCCATTCATCTCGTACCGCCGCACGAGCATTCAGCGCGAGCAGTCGATTCAGCAGCCCGTCGGAGTGCCACGGGTCAGCGTTGACTTTGAGGTCTACGCCGGCAGCTACGAGCAGGCCCGAGAGACGGCCGATGCCGTGCGTGCGGCTCTGGATGGCTACGGGGGCTCTGCCCTAGGCTGCACGGTGTCGCAGACATCGCTGGAAAGCGAATCTGACGACTTCGTGACGCTGCAGGGCGGCGACCTTCCGCCGGCATATCAGATCACGCAGACCTACGACGTTTGGTGGCAGGAGAGCTAAGCACATGGCGACGACGCCTCATGATAGTCCGGGAACTGGCCTGACGATTGGCTCGAGCACGTTCACGCTCACCAGCGTCACGATCAACTTCAGCGATGTCTCCGGCGAGACTGACCGGATTGACATTTCGCACCTCGGCCAGAATGCTGGCGAGGCTATCCTGACCCAGGCCCGGCCGCTGACTGGCTCGGCGACCGGCGAGACCGGCAAGGAACTTAGCTTCGATTACATCGGCACGACGCAGTTGGCTGGCGGCACGACCGGGGCTTATTCCCTGACTGGTGCAGTTTCGCTAAGCGGTGACGCTACGGTGGTTTCTTCGAGCGTTACCCTGGCGGTAAATGACGTGGTGCGCGGTTCTGCCACGGTGCGGATTACATAAGCCGGGAGGACCGGCGTGGCAAACTACAGCACCGGAATCAGCGTCACCTTTGACGGCGACACGTTTGCCGAGGTGCGTTCGCTGTCGTGGTCGTTTGGCGGAAATCAAGGCTACGGTCGCGGCGGCACGTTCATGTTGAGCCCCGGCACGCTCACCATGACGGTCTTGAGCGACAGCCTGATCGACCCGCGAGACTGCGGCAAATACGGACGGCTTCGTGTCTCTGGTGGCGGGACGGACTTGCAGGCGTATGCCGTGTACGAGCGGATCAGCGTGGTGGCTCAACTCAACTCCGTCACGCTATACAGCGTGACGTTTTCCTTCTATCCGGTGCTGTAGTTGACATGGGCGGCAGACTTGACTGCAGGTTTTCGACCTTTTGAGGACACATGATGGCACTGACCAAAGAACAGATTCTTGCAGCCGATGACCTGGGCTTGCTCGAGGTTGAGGTTCCCGAGTGGGGCGGCAGCGTCTTTATCCGCGTGATGACCGTCGGCGAGCGCGACAGCTACGAGAACGATTGGATGATCAACAAGTCGAAGGGCGTCGACAACTTTCGAGCCAAGTTCTTGCAGCGTGTCCTGTGCGACGAAAAAGGAAACCTGCTGTTTAGCGGCAACGAGGTTTCGGCCTTGGTAAAGAAGTCAGCCAAGGTCGTCGGCACGCTCTGGGAAGCGGCCATGCGACACAACAAGATGACCGACGAGGACGTGGAGGAGCTCGCAAAAAACTAAACCTGCGGCCAGCCAGATTGTTCCTGTTCCGGCTGGCCGCATGTCTCGGGTGGAGCGTGCGACAGATATGCACACAGATGGACTCCGCAGAGTTAGCCGAGTGGATCACGGTCCACACGCACTTCATGCCGCTGCCGGACCCGTGGCATCAGACCGGCGTAATCGCGTCGGCCGCTCTGGCTCCATACGCCCGGAAGGGACACACGCCAAAGGCGAGCGACTTCGTTCCAATCCAGCAGCCTCCGCAACATCCCGAGCAGATGGCGGCCGCCCTTCGTCAACTCCAGCAGGAACTGCGAGGTAGGTGATGGCGACGGCAGTCGGCCTGAACATGAAGATGACCGCGGACACCTCAGGCCTCGGCCGCGGGATGACGCGAGCGGAAAAGCTGCTTACAGGCGTCGACAAGAACGCACGCTCGGCCGCAAGGTCTCTGCGGGTTATTGCCACGCTGCAAATCGGTGGCGCGTTGCTAAAAGGTCTGACGAGCATCACTCGCGGACTTACGTCCGTTGCACGCTCCGCGGTCAACTACGCAGGAAGCTTGGCATCTAGCATCGACGAGACGGCCAAGCTTGCCCAGCGGACAGGCATTGCTGTTGAGGCTTTGCAAGGATTCCAGGTGGCGGCAGAGCTTTCTGGCGTTCCGAACTTAGACCGAGCGATACAGCGTCTAACGATCACGATTGGCGATGCAGCTGCCGGAGTCAAAGAGCCGCAAAAAGCGTTCGAGCGTTTGGGCATTGATTTTGAAAAGCTCGCCGGCCTAAAGCCTGAAGACCAGTTTCGGCAGGTGGCCGCCGCGTTCCAAGACGTGGGCACTCAGGCAGAGAAGGCTGCCATCGCGGCGGATTTGTTTGGCCGCTCTGGCGTGGAACTGCTGCCGTTGTTCAACAGCAATCTTGCCGAGATTGAGGCCCGAGCGCAGCGTCTCGGTATCGTGCTCGGACAAGAGCAGACAGCCGCCATCGAGCGGATGAACGACGCCCTATTCCTTGTTCGCAAGACTCTCGACGGCATCCTCGGCCAGGTTCTCGCCAATATCGCTGACGTCGTCACAGCTATTGCAGAAGAGTTCTTGCAGTTTGTTGAAGCGTTTGAGGGCTTTGATGGGGCGACAGGCGGCAACGCCATCGCCGACCTTATTACAAAAACATTGCTTGAAGGGCTTACGGGCTTTCTAGACGTTGTTCGCGTTTTAGGAGATTCGTTTTTGCGATTTGCGGACATCTTGGGGCAAATCATTGCCAAGATTGCTCCGTACGTTGGGATAGATGTGCGGTCTGATAGCCAGAGACGGCTGGATCAAATGGAGGCCGCAGGCGGGCCGCCCGTAGGCTGGCGCACTGCAGCGACGATTGCCGAGTACGAAAAAACAGTTTCCGAGCTTCGCGCACAGGTTGCCAAGGAGCGTCAAGGTCTCGACATAGGAGGCATTCGCCAAGCATTCAATCAAGCAGTAGACGTGGCCCAAGGTGTTGTTGGCAATGCTCAACAGCGGTTCCAAAACAGAGTGATCCGCCAAGAGGAGACTGCACCGACGCGGCCGAGCCTTGACCTGATTGAGGAAGTGGCGGCTCCTGTGCTTGAGTTTGCAAAGAACAAAGCGACTCAGATCGCAGCGTTCGGCAAAGGCATGTTTGACGGCGTCGTCGAAGGATTGATGGAAAGGCAAAAGCAGATCGAGGCTATCAGCAAAGAAATCACGGCTATCGAGAAACAGCGTGCTGAGCGGGCAAGCGAGATTGAGGAAAGCAGGCTCGATGCACTGTCAAAGCTCAGCAATCAAGCATTGACCGTCAGCGACATCCGGTCTGGTGGCATCAGCGAGGCGATCCGGATTGGCACGGGCCGTGAAGACCCGGCTATCGAGGAGTACCGCCGGCAGCTGGCCGAGCTTCAGAAGATCGACGCAAAGCTCGGGGCATTGGAGGCGCAGAAGGTCAGGATTATAGGCGGCGCCGGGAGGGCGGCCTGATGGCAATCATTGGCGTTACAGAAGTGGTCGGCCGCACCTTGGCGCATCGCTTCGGCGAGCCGCCGAGTGCCGAGCGAAAGTTTGTCGTCTCGATGGACGCGCCGGGCGCGACCGTCACGGAAATCGCGGGAGCCGTTGGCATCTTCCATGGCCAGCCGCATCCCGAGTTTCCGTTTATGACCATGGTCAATGCCTCGGTTTCCGAGGGCCAGCCCACGCCGCTGCAAGCCGAAGTTACCTACAGCTACGCGGTGCTCGAGCCAGCTGAGCGCGACCCCAATCCTTTGGCTCGGCCTGATATTTGGTCCTTTTCCACCGGCGGCTCTGCTGTGTCGGCTTTGGTCTATTTTGGCGGTGCCCCGCAAAAGCC